GTGTGATTACACAAGGATCAACAAACGGCACAGTTGCTGGACTTGATTTAGTTGTAAGCCCTAACTACACAGGTGATGATGCTAACGCCAAGCATGCTTTGGTTTATCCATCACAAGCAATGCGATTTCACGAGAGTGGCACAGTAGAACTTCGTGCCAATATCGTTGCAAACGGACGCATTGAAATTGGTATCTACGGATATGTTTGCGTAGTTAATCGCTACCCAACCGCATTCCGCAAGCTAGCAGTAGCCTAATTTAACTGAGTGCCTAGGGTTGCTCCCGATCCTAGGCATCCATTAATGGGAGTTTAGAGAGGAACTTATGCCTACAATTATCACCGCAAGTCAATTGCGTTCCGTATTGGGTGTAAGTTCCGCTCTATATGATGACACTTACTTAAACCAAATTATTGACACAGCAGAAACTGTTATTCTGCCAATGCTTGTTACATTCAAAAGCCCAATTGAAAAAGTGTCCCTGACTGATAATGTCGCCACTTTCACTACACTAGGAATTCATGAATTCACCGAAGGACAATCAGTCGTCATCACAGGATGCGGAAGCCCTTACAATGGAACAAGAGTTGTGTTGGCAGATAATCTTGGACAATATACCTTTTCGCAATCGATCACTAATGCCGATATACTCGAGGCTAATGTCATCCCATCCGGAGTTGCTGCCCTTTCTGGCGGATCAACTTATGTTGGAAATGCAGCTGTTCAATCAGCCGTCTATACAGTTTCAGTCGAAGTATTCCAAGCCAGACTTGCCGGCGGAGGACAAATCGAAGGAGTAGATTTTTCACCAACACCATTTAGAATGGGTCGATCATTATTTAATAAATGCGTTGGTTTGCTAGGTTCATATATTGATACCGAAAGTATGGCTCTCTAAATGCCTAATCAGACAATCCTTGAGCAGGTCAGGACACCTTTAGCAACCGCATTATCAAGCGTTGCCGGAAATGTTTATTCATTCGTTCCTGAAACAGTAATTCCACCAGCTGTAGTGGTTGTGCCTGATTCACCTTACTTAGAATTCGAAACAATAAGCAAAACCAATGTAAGAGCCAAAATCAATTTTACAATATCAGTTGCCGTTGCGTATAACAGCAATCCGGCATCGCTCGACAATATCGAGCAATTAATCATAAGTGTTCTGGCAGTAATTCCAGTTGGATACATTGTCAGCTCGGTTGAAAGACCGACAGTCACTCAAGTTGGTGCATCAACGCTGCTAATCGCAGATGTTCGAGTATCTACCTACTACACGCAAACAATATAAGGAGAAATCATGGCAACAGTCGTAATTACCGGTCGTGATGTTGGTTTATCTTTCACAGGTGGAACAGATATTCAAGCACAAGCGACAAACGCAGTTTTAACCAAGGTCAATGAGCGTCAGGTTTATCAGACCATGGAGGGCGAGGCTTACAAGACCACAAACATTTCAGGAACATTCCAGTTGGATATGTTGGCAGATTGGGGCAAGGCAAACTCAGTTTGTGAGGCTCTATGGACTGCTGCTGAAACTGCACCAGATACAGATATCAGCATGACACTTACAGCTGCTTCCGGAGCGCAATTTGTGTTCCCAGTGAAGCCAGAGTTTCCAACCGCTGGTGGTTCAGGTGTTGATGCTCAGACAGTATCATTCACATTTACAGTATCTAAAGGCGCAGTAACCGAAACCTTTAGTTAAAAAATAAAACGGGAGCAAACAAATGAAGTTACCAATTACAATTGAATATAACTCAGGTGAGTTAGCAACCTACATTGCCCAACCACCTGAGTGGTCTAAATGGGAAAAGGCAACTGGAAACATTATTGGTCAAGCATCTGAAAAGATGGGTATTAGCGATTTAATGTTTTTGGCATATCACGCATTTAAGCGAGAGAATGCCGGCAAACCAGTTAAACCTTATGAGGCTTGGATGGAAACTGTCGTCGATGTAATTGTCGGTGATGCATCCCCAAAAGTTACCCAGTCGGAAGCCTAAACAGATTATTGGTTCAGTTGGCAATAGCCACACAAATACCAATGAGTGAATGGGTTGATGGCGAGGATGTTTTAACAGCGATCGAGATATTGGAGGAAAGGCATGGCAAATGAAACCATTGCTTACAACAAATCCGATCTACGTGATTTATACAAGGCTTTTAAACTCATGGATGACCAAGCAACAGAGGAAGCAAGAACTCAATCTGCTGCTTTGGCGTATTTTGCATCAGAGGAAATTAAACAAGCAGCTAGAGGTCGAACAAAGTCTGGCAAGGTTGCGCAAAGAGTCGCAGACGGCGTTAGCATTTCTAAATCCAGCAAAATCGGTGAGTTCCGTTATGGTTTTGCAAGACAAAAGTTTTCAGGTGGGGCTACAACGCAAACCCTATGGGGTGGAGTTGAGTTTGGATCTAATAAGTTTAAGCAGTTCCCTACATATTCAGGACGGCAAGGCAGAGGTAGTCGTGGATGGTTTATCTATCCAACCCTTCGCAAAATTCAGCCTGAATTGATTAATAAATGGGAACAGGCTTTTAATCGAATTATTAAGGAATGGGTCTAATGGCTACGGGTAATCGCACGCTTAAGTTATCTATCCTTGCTGATGTTGATGAATTAAAAAAGAGTTTAGGCGAAGCCAATAAATCTGTTGAATCAAGCGCAGACAAGATTGCTGATTTTGGCAAAAAAGCAGCATTAGCATTTGCAGCGGTTGGGGCAGCTGTTGGAGCATTTGCGGTATCAGCTGTAAAGGCAGCAGCCGAGGATGAAAAGTCCCGCAAATCTTTAGAACAAACAATTCGCTCGAGCACTAAAGCAACTGAGGATCAAATTGCTTCTATTGATAAATACATTACAAAGCAATCAATTGCTACCGCAACAACTGATGATGTTTTAAGACCAGCATTCGCTCGATTAATTAGATCAACAAATGATGTGGCTAAGGCTCAAGATTTATTGTCTTTATCTCAAGAAATTGCAACTGCTACTGGCAAGCCACTTGAAGTAATCACAAATGCTTTAGGCAAGAGTTTTGATGGTCAAAATGCAGCACTTGGCAAACTTGGCTTAGGCATTGATGCTGCCACTCTCAAGACCAAATCTCATGACGAAATCATGCAGATGCTCAAGGGAACTTATAAAGGCTTTATTGATAATGAAGCGACAAACGCAGAATTTAAGATGAGGCAATTAGAAATTGCATTTGACGAAACTAAAGAACAAATTGGAAACGCCTTACTTCCAATTATGAAACAATTTGCTGATTATTTGCTTGCTGTGGTTGTGCCGAATGTTCAGGCTTTGGCTGCCGGCTTAACCGGAGAGAATAGCGTTACGGCTGGTGTTACTGACGCAACGCAAGGCGCATACAAACTTGGACAACAATTAAAAACAACTATTGCTTTTGTTGTTAGTATAAAAGATGAATTGTTAATACTTGGTGGCATTATTGCAACTGTATTCGTAGCCAATAAAATCATTGCATTTGTGGCAGCAATTCAAACATTAATTACAGCAATGGTTGCTTTAAGAACAGCAGCAACCGCTGCAAGCGTGGCAACTGCTTTTGCAACTGGTGGAGGATCTATTGCTGCTGGTGCCGTTGCTTTGGCTGCTGCCGGTATCGCAACGGGAGTTGTAAGTAGTGCCGTTTCTGGAGGTAATGCTGCAAGTGCTGCATCAACCGCTACTGCTGCTCAATTGGCTGCTGGGGCAGCAAGGGCTGGCACAACAGTCAATAACATTACAGTTCAATCAGTTGATTCCGAAGGTGCTGCGAGAGCAGTTGCTAAGGTACTAAATGAAAGCGCATCAAGATCAGTTCCACAGCTTTACAACAGCGGGATAACTAGGGCTAGATAATGACAGTCTGGACACCTGACTGGAAATTAACTGTTGCTGGTGTTGATTACACCGACATTGCTATTAGCGATATTGCCCATCAAGCCGGTCGAGATGATATTTATACTCAACCCAATCCATCTTATTTGCAGGTTGCTCTAATTGCTTTATCCGGTCAAACCTTGCCTTTTCAAATTAATGATTCTTTGAGTTTGCAAGTTAAAGATAGTTCAGGAACTTATGTAAATCTATTTGGTGGAGATGTTACTGATGTAACTATTGAGGTTGGTGCAACTGGATCATTGGCAACTGTTGTCAATTACACAATCCTTGCAATGGGTTCATTAGTTAAACTTGCGAAAGAAATCTACAACGACAATCTTTCACAAGATGAGGATGGCGACCAGATTTATGAGTTGCTATCTAGCGTTTTGTTGGCATCATGGAATGATGTCCCAGCAGCTACAACATGGGCGACCTATAACGCAACAGAAACTTGGGCAACGGCAGGTAATCAAGGTTTAGGAGAAATCGATCAACCGGGGCTTTACACAATGTCAGCCAGATCAGCTGATCCTGATACTGTCTATAACATTGCAAGTTTTATTGCTGATAGCGCATTTGGTTATCTTTATGAAGCACCTAATGGAGATATTGGTTATGCAGATGCAGACCACAGGCAGACTTATCTAGCAGCCAATGGTTATGTTGATTTAGATGCAAAACATGCTCTAGGTCAAGGATTATCAACTATTACAAGATCAGCAGATATTCGCAATGACATTTACATCAATTATGGAAACAATTTTAATTCACAAGCAACTGCCACAAGTTCAGAATCTATTGGCTTATATGGCTACAAAGCCGAAAACATTAACTCTGCTATTCATTCAGGTGTAGATGCGCAAGAGGTCGCAGACAGATACATTGCCCAGCGTGCATTTCCTTTAGCAGCCTTCCAATCCATAACCTTTCCAATAACCAATCCTCAGATTGATAACAGCGATCGGGACAACCTGTTGGGTGTTTTTATGGGTCAGCCATTAAACATTCAAAACTTGCCAACCCAGATCTCAAATGGTGTTTTTGAGGGTTATGTTGAAGGATGGCGATGGAGCACAAGGTTTAATGAATTGTTCCTAACTATCAATCTTTCACCGGTGGCGTTTAGCCAAGTGGCGATGCGCTGGAATACTGTTCCAATCACCGAGGCATGGAACACAATTGATCCAACTTTGACATGGGAATACGCTACAATCGTAGCCTGAGATAAAGGATAATATGGCAACCACTACAAACTATGGCTGGACTACTCCAGACGATACAGCTTTAGTCAAGGATGGCGCATCTGCGATCCGATCACTTGGCACTTCTGTTGATACGACAACCAAGAACTTAAACCCCTCAACAACTCTTGGCGATATTGAATATCGTTCATCATCAGCCAACACAAACACAAGACTTGCAATTGGATCAACTGGAAATGTTTTAACTGTTGCTGGTGGCGTGCCAACTTGGGCTGCTCCAGCTGCTGGTGGAAAAGTTTTACAAGTAATTACTGCTGAAACTTCATCAAGCACAGCAATTTCAAGCACATCATACGCAGACACAGGTATTACCGCAACGATTACGCCATCATCCGCATCAAGTAAAATCTTAGTAATTATTACAGCAAATACTTATTTGGACAGCGGTGGTTCAAGGACTGTAATTAATGCTGGTGGCCAAATTGTTAGGGAATCAACCGCCGTTTATGTTGCAGGTGTATCAGCAAGAATTCAAACATCTAGCGCAACTTTACAAATGATTTTGAACAATAGTTATACTTATTTAGATAGTCCAGCAACCACGAGCGCAACAACTTACAAATTACAAGGAAAAAATGGAAGCGCATCGGACACAGTTTATTTTAATAATGCTGGAACATCAACAATAACCCTATTAGAAATCGGTGCATAATGGAGCAAATGGATATTGTTAATACAATTAAATTTATTCGGCCAAACGCTAATTTCAGAATGGTTGAAAAAGAATTAGATTGGTTAGATGAAGAACAAATAAAACCAACAAAAAAAGAAATTGAATCAGGCTGGATCGATTATAAAAAAGCACAAACAATTGAATCTGAAACAAAGGCAGCAACTAAGGCAGCATTATTAGATCGTTTAGGCATTACTGAGGATGAAGCAAAACTTCTTCTTGCGTAATGAAGCCTTTTCTATCTAAAGCCGCAGTTCAACTTAGGGAACAAATCGATGATTCCTTCCCAGAGCGTTTGCGCAAATCTGATGGGTGGATTGGTGATGCTAGACATAGCGCACGAAAAAGCGATCACAACCCAGACACAAATGGATGCGTGCGAGCAATTGATATTGACGCTCGGCTTTCTGACGACAAAGGGCTTTCAGCATATTTGGCAGATCAAATTCGATCATACGGGAAAACCAATGGTCGCATCAGTTATGTAATCCATCAGTCAAAAATTGCATCACCTTTACTTGGATGGCGCTGGCGTAAATATAAAGGCAATCCTCATAACCATCATGTCCATGTAAGTTTCAAGAAAGATCAAGATAAGAATTCAGATTTCTTTCATATCCCACTACTAGGAGGACAAAATGGCTAGTCCATACAACATACTAATCGATCAAGGCGCAACCTATACTTTAGCCATTACTTACAAAGATCCAGCGGGTGCTGCAATCAACCTGACTAATTACACAGCTGCTATGCAGTTAAGGCTTTCCTATGATGCCTCAACGCCAGTATTGTCTTTATCAAGCCCATCCAATGGAATTGTAATTACGGGAGCAAGCGGCTTAATTAGTATTACGATTACAGACACACAAACCGCTGCCCTAGCTGCTAATACATTTTTCTATGATTTAGAGATTACATCCCCAACATCCGTCAAAACACGATTAATTCAAGGGGTTGCCACAGTATCCCCAGAGGTAACTAGATGAGCAATACTTTAACAGTCACTGAGGTAGTCAATTCGGTAACAGTCACTCCTGTAAATAACACAGTTACTGTTTCAGGGGTAGGTGTGCAAGGGCCTGCAGGTGCTACTGGTGCCACGGGTGCGACAGGAGCAGCAGGCTCATCAGGTGTTGTATCAGTCAATGCACCGATCACAAATACTGGCACTTCATCAGCTGCCAATCTTTCAGTATCTACTGGCACAACATCTGCTGTTGGAGTATTGCAATTAACAGATTCAGTATCTAGCACAAGCACAACAACTGCTGCTACTCCTAATGCGGTTAAGACTGCCTATGATTTAACTGAACTTAAAAATCTTATAATTAAGTTGATTACTGGGCGTTACTACAAAACACCTCATGCAAGCACATCAAACTTAAACATAAATAATCAAACGGCTTATTACACTCCTTTTTATGTTCCTGAAACTACAACTTTAGACAGGATTGCAGTTCTTACAGGGCCAACCTATTCAGGAACTGCAACTGTTCGGTTAGGCATTTATAACAATACTAATGGACAACCTTCTACTGTTGTTCTTGATGCTGGCACGATAACCGCAACTGCGTCAAACACAGCTTATGAGATCACAATTTCGCAAAGTCTAAATACTGGGTTTTATTGGTTGGTAACATGCCAGCAAGGAACTGCCCCAACTGTTGCTAACTACTCAGGCAATGCCGCAGGAACAAACCAGTCTAACGCTTTTATTGGTTTTGGATCAGCAACTCCAAACGGAAACATTGCAGCAGGTTTTTTCCAAAGCAGCGTGACTGGGGCATTTGCTAGTGCTGGATCGCTAACTGTTGGAAATACAATCCCTTATACGTATGTAAGGATTGCATAATGAGACTAATCACCTACGGCATTGGTGGCTACGACCCAACCAAGCCAAATAACAATATTGTTGAAGAAATCGACTTACCAGATGAGGAAACAAATGAAACTATCTAACAAGCACAAGTCAGCAATTAAGTCATATCTAAGAGCTGTGGCTGCATCCGGCATAACTGTACTTTTGGCAATTGTCGCTGACATTCGCCCAGAGTTTGCAATCCTTGCTGGAGCATTGGTTGCACCTCTTGCCAAGGCACTTGATCCAAAATCTGGCAAAGAAGCTGATTATGGACTTAATGCGAAATGACACCGGCAGAATGGGCTGGCTTCGCCGCCGGCATAACCGCCGTATTGGTCGGTTTCTTTACGGGTCTGCGTTATCTTATTAAAGGTTGGCTTTGGACTTTAACTCCTAATGGTGGTGCATCACTTGCTGATCGTTTAGCAAGAATTGAAACACGCCAAGAGGAAATCATAAGAATTCTATCTAAGTAGAGTTAGCCTTATCACATGGCGAACACTCGAAAACCTATCAAACGCAAAAAGATCAATCGTCGTGTCGTTCGCCAAACTCCTGAACCATTAACAAAGATAGATCAGCATTACATGGCTTTGCACGAATGCTATAAAGCAGCTAGAAAAGCAGGATTCACACCTGAGCACGCATTTTGGCTGATGACTGAACATAAGACTTTTCCTGATTGGATTGTGGGCGATGGTGGGATAATCCCATCAATAGATCCAACTGACGATGAGGATGACGATTAATTAAAGCCAACCGTAGGTATTTAGTGGTGCCTGACCTCCAAATTCCCCTACACCACCCAAAAGCAGTTTCCAACTTAATCAAAATGTCTAAACATGAAAAATTTGATTTTGTATTAAATTGTGGTGATGAGCTAGATTTCACCAGTCAAAGTCGTTGGGTAAAAGGGACTAAACTAGAATTTGCAGAAACATTAGATCAGGAAAGATCTTTAGCCCAAGACATATTATTCGATTTAGGTACTACAGATATAGTAAGATCAAATCATACGGATCGGCTTTATACCACTTTGCTTAAAGGTGCTCCGTCATTAATCGGTTTGCCTGAATTGACCTACGAACGCTTTATGGATTTCTCAAGTCTTGGCATTAAATTCCACCGCCGAGGTTTTGCCTTTGAAAAAAATTGGTTTCTTGCTCATGGTGATGAAGGCAATATGTCGAAACATGCCGGTATAACTGCCCTTAATTTGGCCAAAAAGTGGCAAATGAACACCGTTTGTGGGCATAGCCACCGTCAGGGTGCAGTAAGGCACCAAACTGGCTTAAACGGCCGTTATTCAACGATTTGGGGCATTGAGGCTGGGCATCTTATGGATCAAAAAAATAAAGCCAGTTATCTTAAATATGCTTCAGGCGACTGGAATATGGGCTTTGTTGTAATAAGTTTTGGCAAAGGTGGCCATTCAGTTGAGCTTGTACCAGTCAGCCATGACGGCTCTTTCCGATACAATAAAAGGTATTATGGGGCGTGAAACAGACTATCAGCCTCGCACGATTGATGACCATATCGATGATTTTGAGGATATTAGCGTTATCTAATCGTTATAAAACACGCTGTAGATTAGGTAGATAAAAGACTTGATTTAGGTCAGACTTTATGTATTCACAGAGATACTGTGGATATGTAAGGGAGCAACATGAAGTCAAATCAAAGAAAATGCGAATGGTGCGATGGCACTACTCGTGGAGATGTTTGTCCAAGATCTTTGGAATGTCCTACTTGTTCAGCAGCAGCTGGATTAAGTTGCAAGCGACCATCTGGTCATCGTGCATCAGAAATACACACTCAAAGAATTAAAGCCGCTTATGCAATTGATGATGCCAATGGTTTTGATTGGAAAATTGCTTATGCAGATAAATTGGCGGTGAATGCATGAATACATGGCTAGAAGCAAGAGATATGGGTTTTGTAATCATGTGGGCAATTGTTGGTTTGACTTTTGCTGCATGGATTATTTATGAAATCCGAGATACCGCATTCCAAAATGGTTATTGGAAGGGTCGGGCTGATGGTTGGAATATGCATCGCCGAATGACCAATATCAAAATACAGTCAGATGAGGTTTTTGATTATGACAAGCAGAACTGAGTTTTTGGATGAGATCGCAACAATTCTCTCAGCTAGAGGATCGGTTTATGGAAGCAGTCAAAGCAATCACGAGCGAATCTCAGAATTGTGGTCTGCTTACTATGGAGATTACATATCGCCAATGCAGGTCAGCATCATGCAGCTGCTTGTTAAGGTCAGCAGACTTGCCGAAACTGCAAATCACCAAGATAGTGTTAAAGACATCATTGGTTATGCAGTCATCTACAAAGAACTGCACGACCATTACGACCAAGAATTTGGAGTAGCAGATGGCATTTAATTTAGAGGATTATGAAACAGTCGAATCAAGATTGGAGAAATGGCATGGAAAATTTCCAGACAACAGAATCGAAACTGAACTCATCGAGGCATCTAACACTCGATTCATTGTATTTTGTAAATTATTCAAAACGGAAGCGGACGCAAAGCCGGCTGCAACCGGGCTCGCTTTTGAAACAATTTCGGATCGTGGTGTCAATTCAACTTCTGCATTGGAGAATTGCGAAACTTCAGCGATTGGCAGAGCACTTGCAAATGCAGGTTTTGCAGCTAAAGGCAAGAGAGCATCTCAAGAGGAAATGAGTAAGGTTGTTGCACCGGCATCGTTCAAGGAAAAGTTAGAAAGCCGACAAAACATGTATGGCAAGGCTGGATCAAAGTCAGCACAAATTGAAACAATCTTAAGAGATAGTTTTGAAGCTGATAAACCTAAAGATCCGGTTGCTTGGTCTGTTGGTGATGTTGTGGCTGAAATTGGATCAGCAATACCTAATGAACCACCTGCATGTCAGCATGGTCATATTTTGAAAGAAGGAATCTCCAAAGGAGGCAAGCCTTACTATGGTTATGTTTGTAAAGCAAAAGAATGTCCGCCTAATTGGGCAACACTTACCGCTAATGGAAAATGGTATTTTAAAGGAGGTGAATAAATGGGTGAATTACAAATAATTGACGGCTCCGGCTTAACTGCCACCTTTACGGATGACGGAGTAAAAGTAGAGCCATCAATGGTTACTTGCGACTTATGCAACGATGACAGATTACTTCATGAGGGCGATCTGCTTCGATGCTATTCCTGCCATGCAATAAACCGAATTCCTTATCATGCCTAATTACGATTACATGTGCGATGGTGAGGGGTTGCTGATTGTATTGGATTTACCAATGGATCATAAAATCCCTCATTGTCAAGTATGCAATGCACCTTTAAGGCGTGTATTTACAGCTGTGCCTACGATCTTTAAGGGAACTGGATGGGCTGGTAAAGATGGTTAATTTCAGATGTAACTTCTGTTCAGCCAATACTGAGTTTGAATGGCTTGATGGATACCCAGAAGCTGATGGCTTTAGAGTTTATCAATGCCTAAAGTGTTGTGCTGTGGGAACAAAGAATCTAGCAGAATCAACTGACACTCAAGAGCCTGTAATGCGCTGCACTAAGTGTGGGTCTTGGATGTTTGCAGATAAGGAGTGCCATACATGTGCGCTGATGATGACGAAATGACGCATCAAATTAATTGGGCTTATCAGAATCAATTGCGTAAGCAATGGCTACTGGATAATCCGGATTCACAATACATAGGATGGATGTCTATATGAACGCCACGCCGTCTGACCTGCGTTTATGCCGAACGATTTGGAAGCGTATGCTACCCTTAAACGCAAATTCGCTTTCAGAGCGAAAGGGCGATCTGCGAAGCAGAAAGATCGCAAGGTTTGGTTTGGTGATACCTCTGTTCATAGTCTTAAACATAAGCCTTTTAAAAGATGATTCCGTTGCTAAATCTTGGTCTGTGAATACATTAAAACAATATGCATTCATTGAGTTAAACCACAGCTTTACTGAGTTCTATTGTCTTGATGAACTTTGGATGAAAGAGAGTAGATGGAACTACAAGGCTAAAAACCCTAAGTCAAGTGCGTTTGGTATTCCACAAATATTAGGGCTTAAGGAAAAGAATCCTATTAAACAGATTGATAAAGGATTGGCTTATATTAAACACAGGTATGATGAACCTTGTAAAGCATTACAACATCATAAGATTAAGGGTTGGTATTAATGAGCAAGTCAGCTCTACGATCTACTGGATCTACTAGGCATTGGAGATCTATTCGCAGTCGTGTGTTGCGCAGAGATCAGTTCATCTGTCAATACTGTAATCAAGAAGCTACTACTGTGGATCATGTGATACCTAGGAGATTAGGTGGTCTTGATAGTGATGATAATTTAGTTGCAAGTTGTTCTAGATGTAATTTATCTAAGGGTGGGCGGTTTTTTGTGAGCGATAGGACACCACCGACCCCCCGTTCCTTTTCTAACCCACAAAACACCTCGATCGCCCACGCTCAGACTGAATCGCTTTGATTAATCTACAAACAGGAGAGATCTTGACAGATCCGACCTATTCAGGTTTAGGAGGTGTGCAAACTCCACGAATTCATTCAAAACTGACTGATTTACCTTCAAAAGGTCAAGACATGATCGACTTAGCCACCGAACTAGGCATCAACCTTATGGAATGGCAGCGGTATGTCTGCATTCATGGTCACAAGGTGCGTGAGGATGGCAGGTGGGCTCATTCTGAACTTGGTTTAATTATGGCAAGGCAGCAAGGTAAATCCACGCTGATGATGCTCCGGATCTTAACTGGCATGTTTGTGTGGGGTGAAGGATTACAACTTGCCTCAGCTCATAGACTTACAACCTCACTTGAAACCTTTCGGCAGATCGTTGGCTTGATTGAAACAAATCCAAGACTTGAAAAGGAAGTGAAGAAAATCCGATGGCAACATGGCGCTGAGGAAATTGAATTGTTTGGCAATAGGCGATTTGTTGTAAAGGCTGCCAATAATGCAGCTAGAGGTTTGAGCAAACCTGAAACCATCCATCTTGATGAGTTGCGTGAATATAAGGATGAGGATGCTTGGTCATCAATGCGTTATTCAATGATGGCTGCTAAAAATCCACAAGTATGGATCTATTCCTCAGCAGGAGATCAGCATTCCGTAATCCTAAACAAATTGCGTGAGAGGGCGTTAGCGTCAGCCACGACTAACGATCCGATTGGTTGGTTTGAGTGGAGTGCTGAACCCGATGCACCTATCTTGCTTCCGTCAGGTGAGATAAATTGGGATGCTTTCGCTCAAGCCAATCCATCATTAGGAATTACAATTCATCCAGATAACTTAAAAGCAGTTATCAATGATCCTCCAGATATTGTGCGCACAGAGGTTTTAGCGCAATGGGTGGACACAATCAATTCAGCAATTGATGCACAAAAGTGGGGATTATGTCAGACCGATCCAATACCTTTAGATCCTGAAGCACCAACTTGGCTTGGACTTGATTTATCTCCAGATAGAAAATTTGGCGCATTGGTTGCAACTCAGAAATTACCAGGAGAAAGATTTAATTTAGTTTTACTTCACACTTGGTCAAATGATTACAGCCTTAATGATTTAGCAGTTGCAAATGATATTGCTCCCTATGTAAGACGATATAACACTCAAACTGTGGCGTATTCCAAACGGACTGCACAAGCTGTCGCAAGTCGGTTAGTTCCGGCTGGAATACCCATAACCGACATGGATGGCGCAATCTATGCGGAAAGTTGTGATCGGTGGCTTGGCGCAATAAATTCCCATCGATTACAGCATGGGGGTCAGGAGGAATTGACCCAACAAACACTTTCAGCAGCCAAGTTGCCATTTGGGGATGGCAGTTGGGTTATTGGAAGGCGAGCAAGTCGAGTGGCAGTTTGTGCAGCTGTCGCCTCGGCATTAGCAACATATTTTGCGACACAACCTGAAACGGAAATAGATATACAAGTCGGATAATTAGCATATATGGTATATTATGTGCTAATGGGATTATTCGACCGATTTACCGCTAAATCAAATCAGCAAACAAATACAGTAGATGTTGCAGCTGCTCTCGCACCTTACAACGCACAACAATTAGTTGGCGGAATTTTATTTGGAACGACAACCGCAACTCGTGAACAGTATATGGCGATTCCTAGCGGTGCTCGTGCAAGAAATATAATTTGTTCAACTGTCGGATCTTTACCGCTTGAACAATACAATCATTTTACAAATGAACACATAAGACCAAACAGAGTAATTATGCAACCAGATCCAAGAGTTGCAGGATCAGCAATTTATGCATGGCTGGCTGAGGATATTCTACTTTATGGCGTAGGTTACGGAATGGTTATGGATGCTTACGCTGCAACCGATGCTTCAAGAATTAGAGCATGGACAAGAATTGCACCAAACAGAGTTTTTGCTTCATTAAATGGTAACTCAACCGAAATTGAATACTACACAGTTGATGGCAAGCGAGTGCCACCATTCGGCTTGGGATCTTTAATTGTATTTAACGGATTAGATGAAGGAATTCTAAATCGTGCCGGTCGAACAATTAAAGCAGCTGCTGAATTGGAAAAGGCTGCTGAAATGTATGCTAAAGAGCCAATGCCACAAATGGTATTAAAATCAAATGGAACAAATCTTACTCCAGAGCGAATTACAAAACTTCTTGAATCATGGAGAGTGTCAAGATCAACAAGAGCAACTGCATTCTTAAATGCTGATGTTGAATTGCAAGCATTAGGTTTTGATCCTGCTAAATTACAATTAAATGAAGCCAGACAATACTTGGCTTTGGAAATTAGTCGTGCAAGCGGCATTCCGGCAAGTTTCGTATCTGCCGAAACTACTTCAATGACTTATTCAAACATGACAGCCGAAAGAAAAGCATTGATTGATTTTTCACTTCGTCCAATACTTACAGCAATTGAACAAAGATTAAGCCAAGCAGATTTCGTGCCAAATGGCATGGAAGTTCGATTTGACATTGATGATTTCTTGCGTGGATCTGCTTTAGAGCGTGCGCAAGTTTATGAAATCCTAAACCGCATTGGCGCAATGAGCGTTGAGCAAATCCAAGAGGAGGAGGATCTAATTCGATGAAAATTAGTTTCCCAATTGAAATAACAGCTGCTGACACCAACAAGCGAACTATCTCAGGAAAGATTGTAACTTGGGATGAGCAGGGTTCAACAAGCGCAGGATTAACTGTATTTGAGAAAGACAGCATTGATTTTTCAAAGCCTGTCAAATTGTTACTTGAGCACCAAACAACAAAGCCATTGGGCAAGTTAATTGATATAACTGCAACAGATACAGGCTTGGAAGCAACTTTTCGTTTAGCCAAAACATTTAGAGCTGATGATGCTCTTGAGGAAGCAGCCACCGGACTTCGTGATGGTTTTAGTGTGGGCGTAAAAATTAACGAATGGAAAAATGTGGAAGGCGTGTTACGCATCCAGTCAAGTTCCTTGCAAGAGGTCAGTTTGGTAACTGATCCAGCAATCGACAGCGCAAGAGTGGCTGAGGTTGCAGCAAGTCAAACACCAGAGAATTCCGAAGCAACCGCTGAGGAAACTACAACACAGGAGGACAACTTGTCTGATACAACATCAGAAGCTCCTATCGCAACCGAAGCGGTAGAAGCATCACAAGCTCCAGTTGTAACTGCTCAATACATGGCATATACAAAGCCTCGTGTTGATACAAATGTTACAGCAGGACAATATCTAAACGCACAAATTAAAGCATTGGGTGGCGACAATGATGCTCGTGACCTACTTGCAGCATTACAGATTGCAACAGTTACTGAGAACACCGGAACTGTTCCACCAAATTATCTGCGTGATCTAATCGGCATAATTGATTCAAGCCGTCCATTTATCGATTCAATCGAGCGAGCACCACTACCAGCAACAGGAATGAAAATTTTCACACCTAAGTTGGGCACACAAGCAACTGTTGCAGTAACTTCAGAAGGTTCAGAGTTTTCATCAACTGACACCGCTGTTACATTCCAAGAGGACACAATCGTCAAGTTCGCTGGAGCAAATGTTGTAAATGTTGAGTTGTTTGATCGTTCAGACCCAGCATTCGCAGAATTATTGGTTCGTGAGTTAGCTGCATCTTATGCACAAAAGACCGATCAATATGCTGCACAAATTGCATCACAGAATGCAAGTGCATCAACTGGCGCATCAATCTACGCATCAATAGTTGATGGAATTTCTGATTCCTATGGCGTAATGCGCTTTACACCTAACCGACTATTGGTTGCTCCTTCAGGTGGAACAAACGGAATTGACTTTGCTGGATTACTTGCAGCAACAGCTGATTCCCGTCCACTATTTGCAGCAGCAGCACCACAAAATGCTGCCGGTGTGATTACACAAGGATCAACAAACGGCACAGTTGCTGGACTTGATTTAGTTGTAAGCCCTAACTACACAGGTGATGATGCTAACGCCAAGCATGCTTTGGTTTATCCATCACAAGCAATGCGATT